TTAACTTGGTGTTGCGACGACCAGTTGAATCCACCCAGTGCGCATAGCCGTCAGCGGGCTCAGCACCAGGTTCAGCCCGTATTTCAGCCCTATGAAGCCCAGCTTGCCCGCCAGCAAGCCCGCTGTCAGGCCGATCACACCCTTGATCAGGCCTGGGTGCTCTTTGGCCCAGTTGCCAAATGCGGTCACCACCGGGCGGATTTCCTGGCCGAATTCAATCAGCGGCGGCAACAGTACCTCGCCAATGGTCAGGCCAACATCGGTCAGTCCAATCTTGAAGGCCTTGAACTGCTCCGTGGCAGTCTCCATGCGCTTCTTGTAATCCTCGTCCAGCAACCCTTTATCCGCTGCGCCCATCGCGCCGTCCTGGATGTCCTTCATTTCGCCCATGTTGGCGATCGCCGGCTTGATGAAGTTCATGGCCTGCATATCCTGGAACAGATCACCCAGTTTGTAGGCCTCGGCCAGGCGCTGCACAGCCGCCTTGCGCTCGCTCTCGTCTTTGATGGCCAGAGCCTTCTGCATCTCACCCGCTGCCGCTGGCGACTTCTTCCCCATGTAGTCGGTGATGATGCTGAGCATGGACTGCATGGGTGTCATCCCTTGCTCACGCAGGTTCATCATGCTTTTCTTGAGGTCAATGCCCGCCTTCTCAAAGCCCTTCAGTGTTTCCGGGGCCGTGAGCTTAGCCAGGAAGTTGCGGAAATTGTTGGCGGCTTCGTCGTTGGAGCCAGCGCCTTTGCGGGCAATCTGCAGGGCAGCGCCGATCTCGGCCACAGCCTCCTTGCCCGTGACACCCAGTGCTTGGAATGAAGGAGAAAGCGACGGCAGCCACTTGGCCATGTCCCGGATCTCAAACTGTCCACGCTTGCCGGCGTAGGCCAGCATATTCAGCGCGCCTTCAAATCCGTCCTCACCGATTTGGAGGTTGTCTTTGAGCGCCAGGGCCACGCTTCCCAGGTCGTCCATGCTGGCTCGGGTGCCTGTTGCAGCTTTGGACATGATGGGCGCATACCGCTCCAGCGCATTGGCATCCTGAATACCACCAGCTACCAACACGCCAATGCCACGCTGGATGCCCGCCAGCCCAGCAATGCCAGGCGCACGCCGTCCACTACGTCAACGGCACCGCCGCGACCATGCAGCTGACGCACCAGCACCGTGACCGTGAGGCGCAGTCCACGCGGTTGGCTCACAAAGCCGGCGTCCTTGGTGGCTTCGTAGCGGCTGCCGGAGTAGCTCACCAGCAGCGCACCACGGGGGTGATTCAGGCGGTAATCGGAGGCTTTCTCTGGGAAATACTCCACCGCCAGAAATGGCAGCTTGACCTTGAGCTGCTGCACAACGGCGTCAATGATTTCGATCGTGCTGGCCATGGGCGCCTCAGATAAAGCGGTCCAGCAAGCCGGTGCTGAAGCGTGGTGCGCGCGACCGCACTTTCATCTCGCCGGACTCGGGCGCTGCAGGACCATGCTCGGGGTCCCCAATAGTCAGCATGCCGTCGCGGATCTGCTCCAGCATCTTGAGCGCGGCCTTGTAGGTCCGGGTCACAGCATCCGGCAGGTCACTGCCCTCTGGTCGGCGCGCATACAACCAGTGCCGTGCCAGGTTGACCGTCATGTCTTTGACGACGGACGGCACAGGCGACAGCGGTAGGTTGTAGCGGCCACGCAAATGGGCATCCACCAGCTCTTGTGCCTGGCGCAAGCCTTCGTCCACCACCGCCTGGTTCATGGCCACGGCAGCAGGGTCGTCATTGGACAGCCAGATCAGCGTTTGCTGGGGAATGGCCAGTTGCAGGTCGGCCAGAGAGCAGTAACCCATCAGATGCCCCGCGCCACGCGAATCACATCGCCGGCAGCCGTTGCAGCGTCCATAGCCCATCCATTGCTGATGCCCGTGGTCTTGGCAACCGCACAGCCATTGGCGTCGGACTCCACTTCGGCGCCCACAGTGATCGGGCCAGCAGCTTCGACCAGGAGGGCCCCGGCCATGTTCACGGGGGCTTGCTCACCCACACTGGTGGTGGCTTCGCAAGTGCCCAAGGCCTTGGCACCGGCGGCGCAGACACCACCGTTAAAACCCACCAGGCGCATGCGGCTGAGTGCCGCAGTGGCCAGGATGGATGTGGTCAACAGAATTTGCTGGGTCTTCATGCTTTCTCTCCAGGCTTGGCCTTTTTGCCTTTGGCATCAGCCTTGGGCCCATCGGCCGTGGTGACGGTCGTAGATTCGGGGACGACGGTTTCAGGAGCGGGCTCAACCGTCGGTGTTTGCACGGCGGTCTGCGCAGCTGGGGCAGTCGCAAGGGGCTGTACGGGGTCCAGCGATACGTGGTCCTGCAGTGCCTTGGCTTCTTCTTCCGTCAGCGGAACAGGCTCGCCGACACCAAAGAATCGGCCGTTGTGCCGGATCGGCGTAGCGCCGACCCGATAGTTCAGCTTGTCCATCGGGTTGCTCCTGGTCAGGCGTTGGTGTCGCCAATCAGGAAGCCGGCTTCGGCGCCCAGCAGGTAGGGCCGGAAGATGTCGGTGTTGCGCACCAGCTCCACCTTGCCGTCTTCGGTGCGGGTATCCACAACTGGCTGGCCACGCTTGCGCAGGGTGTAGCCAAAGCTGGGCTCAAACTCGCTGCGCTGCTCCGCTTTGTTCTGTGGCACATATGCCAGCACGATGTTGTCGCTCCAGATATCGCTGGTCACGCCACGGTCGTCGGCCTTGATGGCCTTGCCCACCACGATGTTTTCGATCTCGAAAATTTCGCGCAGATCGGCCAGTTTCACCAGGCGGGAGCGGTCATCACTCAGGATGGCCTTGAGCTGGGGGTGGCGCTTGAGCGCACGCCAGGCCGACTTGCCGATCACCATGGTGTTGGGATCACGGGCAATCTTGGCGCTGATTGCGTCCTTGGCATCGTCCACCACGCCTTCGGGGTCGCTGTCCTTGTGGGAGAACTGGCTGGTGCCGCTCAGGATCAGCTTGTTGCCCGCGCCGTAGCTGGCTGGGTTCTGCACCATGGCAGCCACCATGGCCTCGTGGCGCAAACGGATGGCTTCCGTCACCGTGTTGACCGCCAGGCGCTGCAGCGGGAAGGCGCTTTCTGCCGCTTCACGGTAGTCGATCGGGTATTCCAGATCATGCTCATCCAGCACCACGTCCACGCTACCGATGTCTTCGGGGTTGATGCGGTTGGACTTGGCGCGCATCGCACGCTCGGTCTGGTACAGCTTGAAGGCTTCCTTGCCGAATTTCGGAATCTTGCCGCCTTCCTTGTCGGTATAGACAAAGGGCATCAGGATATCGGCCACCAACTGGGCGTTGGAATAGCCAATGGCCAGGTTGGTCAGAACGGGGTCAACGACCCGCAGGGTAGAGAGGCGTCCCATGCTTGCGGTGCTCCTTGGGTTACTTGATGACGTGGTTTGCAGCTGTGGCGTAGTCCACGCCGTGGGTCTGCATGTAGTCGCGGATCTGCTTGTCCTGGACCAAGCGGTCCTGATCCACGTTTTCGCCGTATGACACCGTGCCGGTGGTACCGCCACCAGAGGCATTGGCTTTGTCCTTGGTGGCGTGCTCGCCAAAGTCCACGACCTTGGGCAGATCACCCAGGAAGGACTTGAAAGCGGTGGCCAGCGGCTGCTTGGCGTCACCCTCACCAAACTCCAGGTTGGCGTTGGCCTCACTGAAGTCCAGAAAGGCGATCACGGCAGCCTGGTGTTTGGGTGCCAGCGTCCCCGCCGCCACCAGGGCTTCGGCATAGCTCACGTTGCCTTGGTGGCGCTTGGTGGCGAGTTCCGCTTCGCGCTGGGCATGCGCGTCGGCCAGCTGCTGCTTCAGCTGGGTGTTTTCGGCCGTCAAGGCAGCCGCTTCCGCTGTGTTCACATGGTTCTCCTGGGGGGGGGGTTCTGCGGTGGATGCGACCGCAGGCGCTTGAGAGGTTTCCGCAAAGGCCACCTGGCGCGTGGTGTCCGCCGGCTGCTGAGCTGCTTCGCGGATGGATTCGATCTGCCAGTCCGGCACGACCTGGTCGGCGGCTTCTTGGCCAAACTTGGTCAGCAGCCATTCGCGCATGCGGCGCCACAGGCCGGCATTTACGTCGTGGCCCCAGTCGCCAAACTCGACCACACCGTCTTCCTGCTCGGCAAACGAGACTTCGCGCAAGCCCTTCACAGCGGGCGGGAGCGCGCCCAGAAAGCCCACATGACGCAGGTAGTAGCTGCCAGGCACCGGGTTGTTGGGAGAATCGGGGGTATAGAACGAGGCGCTGATCTTCTTGAACCGCCCGGCGCCCACCAGTTCGGCAAACTGGGCGTCTACCTGCTGTGGCTCGGCGGCCAGACCTTCGGCGTCAGCGGACAGCGACTTCACCCATCCGTAGGCGGGGTTGTCGTGCTTAGGGTGACCGACCACCAGCGGTGCTTCATGCAAAGCCGGGTCGTAGGCCTTGGCGCAGGCCGCCAGGTCGGCTTCGGTGAATTCCAGGGTGCGGCCAGACAAGTCAGTCTGGCTGCCAGGTTTGAAGATGTGCAGTGCTTGCATGCCGCCATGGTCGGCAGCAGCGGGGCGCGGGTCTTTTAATCTTGTTTAGATACTGCGTCAGCCCCTGATACGGGCCTGCATGCGGATGTGCAGGCTGCCCAGGCCAGCCAGCAAGCCCAAGCACCCCTTTATAAAGCCCACAGCGCGCCGATCGCGTTGCGCCGGCATCCTTGCGCACCCCGGGCGCTCACGATGCGCCAGCAGCCCGATTTAGCAATCAGCGCTGTGCAGCGCTGCGCATGTGCCGCATCACCGTGTCCAGCACCTCGTCACCGGCCTCTGGCTGCAGCTTGCCATCTCCATCGACGGGCAAGAAGGGCCGTGCCGGAATTTCCACTTTCTGCCCACGCCCGGCCATGCCACCGAGCTGCTGGATGCGGGCGTACGCCAGGTTGGAGCCAATGACCACATGACTGCTGCCGTAGTCTGTCGTCACCGAACTGGCCAACTGGCCACTGTCCTGGAGGATACGGAATCCGCCTTCGCTTTTTCCCTTGGCCGCTTTGGTACGGTTGGCCACGGTGACGTCAGCCAAAGGCTTCCAGCGCGGCTGGCCCTCGGTTTCGAAGTTGTCATCTGTGATCAGTGCCAAGGCTCCGGCAATCTTGCGCATTGCGGGCGTCAAGTCGCCGCCGGCGCTCTGCAGCTGTTTTAACGCTTTGCGAAGCGCGCAGGCCTGGCCGCGCCCGTGGCCCGCTACGACCTGTGGCAGCTGATCACGGCCGAGCAGTTGCGCGTGCTGCCCCCGGTAGAGGTGTGCCAGGCATTCATGCGCAGCAAGGAAGAAGAGCGCAAGGTACGGCCGGATCAGTCGATCACCTTCAGCCATCCTACGGTGGGCCGATCGCTGCCCTACAGCCTGAAGGGCCTGGACGGGATCAGCGTGGGCGACATGGTGACTGTGCGGGCGCTGGTGTATGGCGACAACGCCATCCAGGTGCAGGTACCGCGCTATGACGGTGAGCCGCTGCTGTACCGCGTGGAGCCTGCAGTGAACTTTGACCGGTTTGGCCAGGATGCAGATGCTTCCGAGGTCGGTGCGGAATACAAGAGCACCACCGCCACCATGGCCGAGCGCGCAGCGCAGGACATGGATGCCGCTGCCTACCCGGGCATGAATGCGGCCGAAGTGAAAAAGGCGCGCAGCAAGCGTGAGACGCCTTTCGAGGGGAAGCTCAATTCCCACGGCTACCTGCAAGAGGTGGAAATGCCCACCTACCTGCAGCGTACGGGCAGCGATATCGAAACGCCAGCCCATGCAGGAACTGCAGGCTCCGAAATGTTGGATGCCGTGACGGCGATGCTGCGCATCGTGGAAGCCACGGGACACAGCTTGGAGCCCGAGCAATACGAGTTCTTTATGCGCCGCTACGCAGATGGGGTGCCGGAGGACCAGATTGACACAGTGATTGCGGAATACCGCACACCCGTCCAACAACCCATGCGCGCCGCTGGCGGCCTGCGTGCCGTCTAAGGAGGCGCTGTCTGATGCTGAACCTTCGCATTGACCTCGTGGATGCTGGGTGCAACCACTCGGAGCTGGGCCGCAAGGCGTCCGTAAGCCCCGCAGTGATCTCTCAGCTCGTAAACCACGGCCAGTGGCCACGCACAACCGCCATGGCGGAGCGACTGCGGGAAACCATTGAAACCTTATTGAGGGAGCGCGGTTTCTCGCAAGAGCGCATCGCTGTGACCTTTAACGAAGCACCCGCAGCAGGGCGCGCCAACGCCCTGCTGCAGATGTTTACCTCCGGACCCCAACCAGTTTCCACACAAGAAGAGGACCCCTTTATGTTACTGCGCCACCATTCCCTCTCGCAAAAAGCACGTGAGCACTTCCGCGTGCCCCGCGACCCGTTCATCAACGAGATGAACGAAGAAAAGGATGTGTTTGTCACCGACGACATCCGCTACGTGCGATCGGCCATGCGCCAGACGGCAAAGCACGGCGGCATGCTGGCCGTGGTGGCCGAGTCAGGTTGCGGCAAGAGCACCTTGCGCCAGGACTTGATCGACTGGATCAACCAGGGCGAGCCCATCACGGTGATTGAGCCCTATGTGATCGGCATGGAGGACAGCAACCGCAAGGGCCAATCGCTGAAGGCCGCGGACATCACCGGAGCCGTGATCCGGGCCGTGGCTCCTGGCCAGCCGCTGCGCCAGCAACTGCAAGACCGAGCAGCCCAGATGCACCAGATACTGAAGGACAGCGCTCAGGTGGGTCGCAAGCATGTGCTGATCATTGAGGAAGCACATGCCCTTGCAGTGCCGACCCTCAAGCACCTGAAGCGCTTCTATGAGTTGCAGGACGGCTTCAAGAAGCTGCTGGCCATCATTCTGATCGGCCAGACCGAGCTGGGCACCAAGTTGAGCGAGCACAACCCGGAAGTGCGCGAAGTGGTGCAGCGCTGTGAAATGGTGCGTCTCCACCCACTGGATAACCATGTGGAAGGCTATCTGCGCCACAAGCTGGCACGCGTAGATATGCAATACGAGGCGGTGTTTGGCCCGGATGTACCAGAGGCAATCCGCGCTGAGCTGCGCCGCACTGTGAACGAAGGCCAGCGCGGCCAGCGTGTGGCACGTGAGCAGTCACTGTGCTAGCGAAGCGGCGGTGCTGCGGGCATAGGAGGCAGCAGTGGGACGGTGATTCACTTCAGCCCGAACATCCAGCTGGCGGCCGGAACCCCAGAAGCGGTGCGCAGCCAACTGAATGAGGGCATGCAGATGTCCTTGCAGGAGCTGGAGCGGCTGATTGACCGGGTGGTGGCGCAAAAGGCGCGGAGGAGCTATTGATGTACGCGCTGCTGGGAGATATCCAGTTTGACCTGATCACCTACTTTGATGGCATGCAGGTGCAGTTTGGCGCGGACTATGCTGAGCATGCGCTGATTGAAGGTAAGCCGCGGCTGCAGTTCATTGGCGAAAAGCTGGACGAGTTCCGGATTGACCTGTGCTTTCACGTCTTCTACTGCGACCCTGAGGCTGAGCTGATCAAGCTGCAGGCGGCCAAGAAGTCGCACATGGCCATGGCATTTGTGCTGGGCAATGGGGACTACAAGGGCTGGTTTGTGCTGACCGAGGTGCAAGCCACCAGCCGTGAGACAGACAAAGCCGGCACGCTGCTGAGCCTGGACGCCAGCATTACCTTGCGTGAGTACGTGGGAGACAAACTGAACCCGCTCCCGCCTCCCGCCGTAAGGCCAAAGCTGGCCCCCGCCGGTGCAGTTTCTGGTCTATTGAGTGCTTCTCCTGTGTCAGGTCTGGCCAGTGTGGCCAGCACCGTGCGGGACGGCGTTCGACAGGCTGTGACTATGGCCAACCAGGCGCAGAGTGCATTGCGCGTAGTGACCGATGGGGTGCGCCTGGCGCAACAACTGAGTAGCAATCCGCTGGCCGCACTGGGCCGGGTGCCATCGCTTATGGCAGGACTGGGGCAGATCGCCAAGCCTCTGGGCTCACTTACCCCCGCGTTGGCTGGATTGAGCAGCCAGCTGCCGGAAGCCGCAGGGATCGTCCGGTCAGCCACAAACGCGCTGGGAGCTATCCGCAGCGGGCAGAGTTCGCTGTCGCTGAGCAATGTGACTTCGGTGGTGGGCCGTATCGACTACCTGGCGGGCCAGGTCTCGGCGGCCAGCGATGCATTGTCTTCGGCCGCTCCGGCCATCACCAAACTGGCCGGCAAGGTCGTGACCAGGCTGATTTGATGTACCTGACCCATATCACCAAAGAAGGCGAGCGCTGGGACCAGCTGGCCTGGAAATATTACGGCGACCCCATGGGCTATGAGCGCATTGCGGTGGCTAACCCCCATGTGCCGCTGGCGCCCACGCTGCCTGGTGCCGTGCGCATGCTGATCCCCGTGATCGAGGAGGCTCAAACTGTGCTGGATTTGCCGCCATGGAAGCGCTGACGCTGAATGATCTGCTGGATGGTGTGACGCCGGCAGCGGGCGGGCAGGAATACAAGACGCCCGTGGCCATGGCAGTGCCCCGGCCGATGTATGTGGTGCGCTATGGGCACAAGGACATCACCAGCGATATCACCCCCTATGTGACGGGTGTCACCTATACCGACTACCTCTCTGGGCAATCGGACGAGCTGTCGCTGGAGTTGGAGGATACGGATGGGCGCTGGCTGGATGCCTGGTATCCGGATAAGGGCGACACGCTGTCGGTCGATATCGGCTATGACACCGCTCCGCTGTTGCCCTGCGGTAGCTTTGAGATTGACGAGCCAGAGTTCTCGTTTCCACCTTCAGTCGTAACGATCAAGGCCCTGGCCACGGGCATCAAGAAGTCGGTGCGCACCCGCGTGGGCCGTGCTTACGAGAACACCACCCTGGCAGCGATCGCCCAGCGCATTGCAAAGCGCAACAAGCTGACACTGGTGGGAAAGATCCGGGAGGTGCGAATCGACCGGGTGACGCAGTACCAGGAACGTGATGTCGAGTTCTTGACCCGACTGGGCCGAGAGTTTGGCTACGCCTTCAAGATCGCCGGCACCAAGCTGGTGTTCACGGAAATGGCAGACCTGCGGGAGACAGAGGCCACAATCACCATTGAGCGCACGGACTGCACCAGCATTCAACTGCGTGACAAGCTCAAGGAGGTCTACCAGGAGGCCAAGGTCAAATACCAGAACCCCAAGACCAAGAAGCTGGTGGTGTACGGCGCCAAGGACGGCGAAGTTCAGGTAGTGGGCAGCACGACGGCCGAAGGCAAGAGCGGCGGTCGCCAGGCAAGCGCAGACACCCTGAAGATAACTGCACGATCGGGTTCAAAGGCCACTGCACAGGTGAAGGCCCAGGCAGCGCTGGATACAGCAAATATGGAGCAGACCGCAGGCTCCATCGCTTTACCGGGAGATCAGCGGCTGGTTGCGGGCATCACCATCAACCTGGCCGGCTTTGGCCGCCTGTCGGGCAAGTACCTGGTGGGCCAGGCCCGACACCAGATTGGCCGCAGCGGAGGCTACTCCACGACGCTGGATATCAAGCGCGTGGAACTTCCGGTGCGCTTGGGCGGCAACGGTGGGGGGACGGCAGCGAAGAAGTCCAGCAAGGGGCTTGCCGTTTACGGTATGAAAGATGGCCAGGTGGCCGTGGTGGGAACCAGCCAGGCGAGCAAGAAAAAATGATGGACACCCTGAATGAGGCTGGCGCCACCATCAAATTTGGCACCGTGAGCGCGAGCAAACCGGGTTTTGCCCGTGTGCGCTTGCCCGAGGCAGACAACATGCGCACCATGTGGCTGCCTATCCTGTACCCCAAGACCCAAAACGACCAAGCATGCTGGACTTATGACAACGGCGAGCAGGTTGCTGTGCTGCTGGACGCCAGAGGCGAGGACGGCGTGATCCTGGGGGCGATTTATTCGGACGCCGACCGGCCGCCAACCGCTAGCCCGGACAAGTTCATCGTCAAGTTTAAGGACGGCGCAGTGTTTGAGTACGACTGCGCCATGCATACGGCGACGTTGCAAGGGGTGCAAAACGTTTTCATCCAGGCCGGCACCAAGGTAACAATCGACGCGGTGGACACGGAAATTACAGGCAACCTGACCGTGGGCAAGGTGTTGGCGGCCAATGGTGGGCTGACGGCTAAGGCCGGCGCCGGCGGTGGTGCGGCTATGACGATCGCAGGTGATACACGAGTCAATGGCAGTTTGACGGCAAGCGGGACCATCACTGAGCACAGCTGATCTTGGCAGAATGGTGGACTATGAATGCCCAACTCGTTACAGCGTCAGTCGGAACAATGCAGCTATCCAACTACGCGAAACATAGGTCTGCACAACAGATGTACGTACGGGGAAAGCAATTTATTGGGTCGGCAATTTTGCTGGAACGATCGCAAGGCGATGGCTACGTGGTGCGTCATCTGATCTGTCAGGGAATCGAGTTGATACTCAAAGGCATCCTCCTACTCCATGACTTCGACAAGTATGACCCTTTGCTGCATAAGAAGAAGCACTTCGGGCATAGCCTCTGCAACTGTGCACGGGAAGTTTGTTCTATTTATGGTTTAAAGCTGCACCCTCCGCTAAATCAAGAGCTTCAGAAGCTGGACTCATTTTTCAACCAACACCTGTTCCGTTACGGGAAACTGGTTGAAGTTTTTTTTCCGCCGGATTCAATCCCGTTTGAGCGCTCAATCAGGCGTTTGGCGGCCATGATGAGGAAGTTCGATCGTCAGATATTGGCCGATCCGAACCCTTAAACAGCTTTAATATCATTGAGCTGAGCTGCTTGGCACCATGCCAGCATGACTCGGCTAACTGATATTTCCTCCACGCACTGGCAACCCGCGCTCAACGGCGACGGGGTGGTGGAAAGCGTACAGGACGTTGAACAGGCCATGCGCCTGATTTTGCGCACCCCGCGCGGCAGTGACCCGCACCGGCCTACATTTGGCTCCAATGTCCACCTCTATGTAGATCACCCGATCAACACGGTAGTGCCGCACCTGGTACGCGAGACCGTAGACGCGATCGCTGAGTGGGAGCCGCGAGCCACGGTGGAGAAGGTTATCCCCCTGCTTGACGAATCGCACATCAAGCTGCGCATTCGTTGGAAGCTGGCCGATGGGGTGCTACGTGAGCTGGAGGTGGGGTTGTGAGCTTGCCTGAGCCAGACTTCATCGCCCGCGACCCGCAGGCGATCACCCAAGAGATCATCGCCCACTATGAGCAGCTGACAGGCAAGACGCTGTACCCCGCCCAGGTGGAGCGCGTACTTATTGACGTTATCGCCTACCGCGAGACGCTGGTGCGCATCGGTATCCAGGAGGCGGCCAAGCAAAACCTGCTGGCGTTTGCACGGGCGCCGATGATCGACTACTTGGGCGAGCTGGTGGGTGTCACCCGCTTGCCGGCCATCGCGGCGCGGACCACGTTGCAATTCGTGCTGAAGGCCCCGCGTGCCACCAGCCTGTTGATCCCTGCCGGCACGCGTGTGGACGGTGCCGATGGCAAGGTGATCTTTGCCACCGACCAGGCAGTGACACTGGCCGCTGGCGCGCTGACCGTGGACGCCGCTGCAACTTGCGAAGAGCCTGGCGCTGATGGCAATGGCTGGCAGCCCGGGCAAATCACCAACCTGGTTGATGAAATTGATGACGTCGACCTGGCGGTGGCCAACACGATCGTCACCAGTGCAGGCGCGGCCGAGGAACTGGACGACCGGCTGCGCGAGCGCATCAAGCTGGCCCCCGAGGCATATTCGACGGCAGGAAGCCGTCTGGCTTATGTGTTCCACGCCAAGAGCGCGCACCAGGACATCGTGGATGTGGCAGTGATTTCGCCAGAACCAGGCGTGGTGCACCTGTACCCGCTCATGGCCACCGGGCTGCCCGACGCCAACATTCTGTCTTTGGTAGAGGCCAAATGCTCTGGTGAGAAAGTCCGGCCACTCACCGATAACGTGAAGGCCAAGGTGCCTGAGTCGGTGGACTATTTCATCGATGTAGAGCTGGAGCTGTACAAGGAGACCGACGCTGATTCGGTCGTGACACTGGCCCTGGAAGCCGCAGAGGCATACAAAGCGCAGCGTGCTGCTGGCCTGGGGCGGGACATCGTGCCGGTGCAGCTGGAGTCGGCAATCAAGGTGGCCGGGGTCTACGACATTACGCGACAGCAGCCCAGCAAGATCGTGCTGGCTGCGCACCAGTGGGCCAACTGCACGGGAATCAATGTGGTCGTGACAGGTGAAGCCGATGGCTGATGACCTGCTGCTCCCTCCCGCGCTAGCCGGCGACCCGCGCATGCAGGCTATGGGCACAGTGGCCCAGCGCTTGAGCCATCTGGACTTGCAGCCATTGATGGTCTACCTGGTGGATACCGTGCCGGCATCAGTGCTTCCGTATCTGGCAGACCAGTTTCACCTGCTGGGTGAGGGCTGGCAATTTGCGCGCAATGAAGACGAGCGCCGCAAGCTGATCAAGCGGGCCATTGAGCTGCACCGGCACAAAGGCACCAAGTGGGCAGTTCAGCAGGTGCTGGAGACGTTGTCTCTATCCGGCCAGATCAAGGAATGGTTTGAGTACGGCGGCGCTCCGTTTCGCTTTCGTATCGATGTGGACCTGTCGGATCGGGGCATTGACGAGGCGACCTACGAAACGCTGCTCCAACTGGTCAATGAATACAAGAACGTGCGCAGTCACCTGGAGGCGTTGACATTGGCGTTGACAGTGCGCAGCCCGGTACCAGTGATTGCAGCCGTGACGCTGGGCGGCGAGCTGACCACCGTCTACCCACTGCAGCTTGACGGCGTGGCGCTGGCCAGCGCGATTTTCATTGGCTATGGCCAGCAAACCATCGAGATGACAACGATTTACCCCTTGGAGAACTGACGTGGCGCAGGATTACTACACCATTCTGACCAATGCCGGGTTGGCTTATGAAGCCCAGCAAAAGGCCCAGAACAAGCCCATCACGCTGGTGACCATGGCCATTGGTGATGGCAATGGCGCGGCCTACAACCCAGACCCCATCGCAACCACGTTGCGCCGCGAGGTACATCGCCAACCGATCAACAGTCTGCTGCAGGACGCAAACAACCCTACCTGGCTGGTTGCCGAGGTGTGGCTTGCCGATGATGTGGGCGGCTGGACAATCCGCGAAGTGGGCATATATACCGATACCGGTGTCTTGTACGCGATCGCCAAATATCCCGAGAGCATCAAACCGCTTCTGGCCAGCGGAAGTGGCAAACAGTTCTATGTGCGGACCATTTTCCAGACCAGCAACACGTCTAGCGTGGTGCTGCAGGTGGATAACTCTGTGGTCATGGCCACGCGTGCCTTTGTGGAGGGCTATGTCCGCGATGAGCTGGCGAAGTTGGACAGCAAACAGTCCGTGCGCGTGGCAACAGCAGGCAATATTGCGCTGACGGGCCTGCAGACGATCGATGGTGTGGTGCTTGCCGCTGGCGACCGTGTCCTGGTCAAAGACCAGACTGCGGCTAAAGACAATGGCATCTATATTGCGGCCGGTGGCGTCTGGACCCGTGCTGCCGATGCTGACACGGCGGCAAAGCTCACGGCCGAGCTGTGTGTGGGCGTTGAGCAAGGCACAGTCAACGGGGATTCGCTGTGGATGCTGACGACGGATGCCCCGATCGTCCTGGGCAGCACTGCATTGGCGTTTGAAGTCGCTGGTGGACGACCTCTAGCCACGAAAGCATGGGTGCAGGCCTTAACAGCTAGCGGCACTAGGCGCGGCATAGTGGAGCTGGCTGAAATCTCGGAAGCAGAAGCGGCCACTGATACCGAGCGAGCAGTCACACCGGCTGGCCTTGCCAGCTATGTGCGCGGGTATATGCCGCTTGGACCCGAGAAGGACCTAAATACCATTACAAAGCGAGGCTTCTACGGGCAAGCCGCAGACATGTACGCCACCAGCGGCAATAACTATCCCGGTCCCTTCGCTGGAACACTGCTGGTGCAGCAGGCAGGCGAAGAAATCATCTCGCAGATGTACACGGTCTATGCCACTGGTGATGTGTATGTCCGAGCCTTTTACCAGGGGTGGAAGTCTTGGCGACTGCTTGTTGCCGGTGATCGGCGCGTGAATGTGGGGCTGGGGCTTACGGGCGGCGGGGTCCTGGGGCAAGACATCAGCATTGGACTAGCTACGCCTGGAACACTGAACGGCGGCACATCCAATTCGGCAACTGCAGCCGGGCACACGCATGCCCTCAGTCCGGCATCTGAGAGCCTTGCCGGGGTGTCGATGCTAGCTAGCCAGGCGGTTGCAGAAGCCGGAGTGGATACATCCCGGCCCATGGCGGCGTTGCGGGTTCTGCAGTTGATCCGCGCTGCGGTATCCAGCGCCACCGAGCTACTGCGCGGTGTGATGCGCGTTGCGACGAAAAGCGAAGTCATCAATGGGGAGCTGGACAACGCAGCCGTTACTCCGCTGAAGCTGGCGCAATTTATGGATGCCATGCGAAACGTATCAGTGCACCTGAGTAACGGCAATTTTGTAGTTCCAGCGGGTGTCAAAAAGCTGTTTCTGACCGGCTGCGGTGGTGGTGGTGGTGGCGGCGGTGGCGCAGCGGACTCTAACTTCCACGGTGGAGGAGGCGGCGGTGGAGGAGGCGGATTTATGTTCCGCAGGGCTTGTGCTGTAACTCCGGGGCAAACGTTGTCTGTTGTTATCGGCGCTGGCGGAAGCGGCGGCGCTGGGGGCAGTAGCAATAGCAGCGGTGCGAACGGAACTTCAGGCGGAGCGACGACGATTGCTGAGGTCGGCATCGTGCTTGGCGGAGGCATCGGAGGACGCGGCACGAGATTGGATTTATGGGCGAACGTCGGTGGCCCTGGCGCTGGCGGAAGCGGCGGGGGTGGCGACATGACAGGCTCCGGCGGCTCTGGAGGTGTAGGCAACTTAAGCCCCGGAAGTGCCGCGACCATGCCTTTTGGTGGAGGAGGCGGTGGTGGACTCTTTGGCCCGGGCGGTGTAACTGCCGGTTGGAGCTGGGCTGGAGCTGGTACCCCTTCAGCTTCATACGGCGGCGGCGGCGGCGGCGGTCAGGCAAGCAATATCGGGGCTGCCGGCAGCGGCGGCATCGGGGGAAAAGGCGGTAACGGTATCTTGATAATCGAGTGGTGAGATCAGCGATGAAATACGCACACATTGACGAAAACGACAACTGCCGCATCGTCGATTGGATCGACACCGCGCTGATGAACTACAACCTCCCGCCCGAAAAGTTTCTGGTGACAGGTATTGATTGGCCTGTCGATCGAGAGACGCAGCCCTACATGCTGAGCGATGGACGCTTTGTGCCCTATGTAGCTCAGACCAAGCTGGAGACGTCACCGTCAACGTGCTCCCCAGCCCAGGGCCTGGTAGCCCTTTTCGCTCTCAGGGAGATCACCGAAGAAGATGTGCTCTCCGCAATCGGCCAGATTGCTGACCCTGTGGAGCAATACACCGCCCGCATCAGCTACCAGCGCGCCACAACATGGGAGCGCGGTAGCCCCACTATGCAAGTGATGGCTGGGCTGCTGAAGCTTTCAGAGCATGACTTGGACGAGCTGTTCTCGTATGCGATTGGCGTAGTGGTCTAGCCAAGCAGCATTTAAAAGACGGGCGACCTGGCCAGGTGCTGGAACACCTGGTCAAACCCCAACCTGCAGAACACGCCTGCAAGCCGGCAAGACCCGCCACCCTGATCAGAGTGCGGTGAGCCTATCACCTTTCAATAGTTGAAAAGGGCTTGCAATGAATGAAATCCGCTGCGGCCAGTGCCGCCGTAAGCTGGCTGAAGGAGTCTTCACCAGGCTAGCAATAAAGTGCCCACGCTGTGGGGCATTCAACCAGTTGAGCGCCCAGAGCGCCATGAACGAGCACCAAGGAGTGCCTACAACTGGAATTCATGAGCAACCCCATCATTCCCTGGATCGGCGGCAAGCGCCGCCTTGTAGACCTGCTTCTAAAGCGCTTTCCACCTCATAGCTGCTACGTGGAGGTATTCGCTGGCGGCGCGGCCGTTTTTTTTGCGCGGCATCCAGCCGAAGTGGAGGTGCTGAACGACGTCAACGGCGACCTGGTGAACCTGTACCGTGTTGTGACGCACCACCTGGAGGAGTTCGTCAGGCAGTTCAAATGGGCTCTGACCTCCCGCCAGGTGTTCAAGTGGCTGCAGGACACACGCCCCGAAACGCTGACCGATATTCAGCGCGCGGCCCGGTTCTTCTACCTACAGCAGCAGTCCTTCGGCGGCAAAGTGGCCGGCCAGACCTTTGGTACCGCGACCACAGCGCCGGCGCTCAACTTACTGCGCATCGAAGAGAACCTGTCGGCAGCCCACCTGCGCATGGCGGCCGGCACCTATATAGAGCAGCTGGACTGGTCTACCTGCATAGACCGGTACGACCGAGCGCATACGCTCTTCTACCTGGACCCTCCTTACTGGGAGACCGAGGGCTACGGCGTGCCTTTCCCTTGGGCGCAGTACGAACTGATGGCTAAGAGGCTGAAGACCATTAAGGGTAAGGCCGTGGTGAGCATCAACGACCACCCAGCGATCCGGGAGTGCTTCAAGGACTTCGAGATGGAGGCGCTGAAATTGGATTACACAGTGGGCGGTGGCGCCAATCGCGTGGAACGTGGGGAACTGGTAATCTATAGCTGGGATAAAACAGCGGAGCCTGCTGGGCTCTTCTGAAAAATCGTGCATGCTCTAGGACATAGGCATCAGCAAGGGCTTAAGTCCTTATCGGCATAGAACTCTTCGCAACTATGTAAAGGCTTTTTGATGGCGCACTACGCAATTGCATTTGACTTGGACACCGCCGGGATGCGGGCCAACGGCGTGTCCGATGCACAACGGACAAGAATTTATCAAACGGAGATTCCGAACGCACTGGCTGCATGCGGCTTTACGGCTCATCCACAGGGATCCTTGTATCACACAGAAGCAGAGCAAGATCCCATCACTGCGATCATGCGCTTGCAGGGGACACTCACCAATCAGGCTCCTAATTTCTGCCGCTGGGTTCGCAGGGTCCATGTGTTCCGCATGGAAGAATGGAGCGACGTGACGGGGCTTATCGCTAACCGCCCGGCTGCTGGACAGCCCGATGGGGCCGAAGAACTTGCAGAGCAAGACGACCTCTCGCTGGCAAATGCAGCCTGA